GAACTGCGACATTATTACAAACCCGCCGTACAGCAAGGCGCAGGAGTTTGTCGAACACGCTCTTGATATATCCAAAGACGGCACAAAAATAGCGATGTTTTTAAAGATACAGTTTTTGGAAACAAAAGGGAGAAAGCAGCTGTTTGAAAAGTATCCACCGAAAACTGTATACGTCAGCTCAAGCCGTCTGCATTGCGCGATGAACGGAGAGTTTGAGCGTTTCGCAAAATCAACCGCCATTTGTTACGCTTGGTATGTTTGGGTAAAAGGGTACAAAGGCGATACGGTCCTTAAATGGATAAATTGAGCTTATAACAGAAACAACAAACAGGAGTGATGAAGATGATACGCAAGATCAAGCTTAATTCAGGAATGATCAACACGGTGGAAATGCTCACGGGGCGCCGATACACGCGGCAGACCAATCACGCCGACCTGTCGAGCGATTACGTGGACGCGACGGAAGTTTCCGATATGATACGGGATCTGATCGTCGTCGCCCAGGGACACCGTATGCGGGAGGAGGCGGCGAAGCGTGAGTAACGTTTTTCGCGGGAGCTGGATACCGGCGACCGACGCCGAAAACTGCGAGCTGTTCATCTGCCCGGAATGCGGCGAACAGGTCTACATGAAGCGGGGCCAGGCGACGTATCCGAGCTGCCCGTTCTGTCTGACAGACCTGCCGGAAGCAGAGGACTTTGAAACGCCGGAAGAACTGAGGGACGCGAAGCGCGGCAACAAGGGCTGTACCGGACTGACGTATACCAACGGGACGGAAGAACACGCCGAGTACTGCGCGAAGCAGCGCAAACGTTACGCGGAGAACAGGGAACAGGCGCGCGAATATCAGCGGGAATACTACCGGAAGAACAAAGAACGCATTCTCTCCAATCAGCGGGTCAATTACGCTTTCAGTAAGCAAAAGCGTCTTGAATATCAGCGTCAGTACAGAGCGGCACACAAGGACGAGCTTAACGAAAGCGCGAAGGAATGGCGCCGCAACAATCCCGATAAGGTCCGCGAGTATCAGATCAGGGCGCGGGGCAAGCCCATGCGGGAAGTCACGGCGCACATCATGGGTATTCCGGTCGAGGACGTGCCGGAAACAGGCTTCAAATTCGGGAAAGGCGTTACGACGACATGACGGACAAAGAGAAGCTGCTGTTTGTGATCGCAAACGATATGTATAAGCCGGAAACACTGGCAAAGAAAACAGGCTGGACCGAGGAGCAGATACACGACGTTTATAAACGGGCGTTTGACTCCGGCCAGTACCGGACGCTGCGGAAGATGGCGAGACCGTACCGTCTGGCGCCGATCCACGGGAACTATGCGACATTCGGTAAACGGCTGCACAAGCTGGTAACGCAGGAACGGCAGACAAAGAGCTTAAAAGAGATATCGGAAGGGATGGACGTCCCGTGCGCGAGCCTCTACAAGTACATGGAGGACAAGGCAAAGCCGCGCCGGGACGCTCTGGACCGGATCGCGCAATATCTGAACGTCTCTCCGGAATGGCTGCTTACAGGCATGGAGGACGATTAACAGCGAGGTAAACGACATGGACCATCTGGACGAACTGAACCCGTGCAGGGGATGCCTGAACCGCTTTATCGGGTGTCACGCGCAATGCGAGAAATACGCGGAATGGCGCAGGGAGCTTGAGCGGGTAAAGGCATTAAAGAAACAGAACTACGAGCGGTATGACACGTTCGACCCGCAGAAGGACAAGCTCAAAAGGAGGAGATGGCGTTGAAAACGAACAGCGAGCGCGAAACTCGCCAGATGAACAAGATGACTGACGGCGGCAAGCTGATACGCTGGCTGTGCGAACACTGCCGGAAGCAGCGGGACTGCGAGGACAGGTTGAAGGACGGCTGCCGGGAAATACAGAACGTGAAAAAGTATTACACCACAGAAACAGACAAGGAGGGGAGCGACGCATGGACGCATTGACATTTACGATCCCCGGAAAACCCAGGGGAAAACAGCGGCCGCGCTTCTCGCGGCGGTCCGGCGCGACGTACACGCCGACGGAAACAACGGAGTACGAGGAGCTTGTCGGCAGGTGTTACCGGGCGGCGGGCGGTCAGATGATGGAGGGGCTGATAGCGGTCGATATCGTCGCGCAGTTTGCTCCGCCGAAGTCACTGTCAAAGGTCAAGCGCAAGGAGCTGCTGGCCACAAAGTACGTCGGCAAGAAGCCGGACGGGGACAATATAGCAAAGATCATACTTGACGGTTTGCAAGGCGTCGCAATGGCCGATGACGCGCTTGTAGCGCATCTGACCGTCACAAAGGTATACGGCGACACCGATCAGGTCACGGTAACGATAGAAGGCGGAGGGATATGCGCATCGGGCTAATAGACGTTGACGGTCACAACTTCCCGAATCTGGCGCTGATGAGGATTAGCGCATGGCATAAGGCGCAGGGCGACACGGTTGAATGGTGGTGGACGGATTTCATCCATTACGACGTCGTTTATATGAGCAAGATATTCTCCGACGCTTACAGTCCGGATATCCCGGAGCCGATGAACGCAGACAAGGTGATAAAAGGCGGGACGGGATATTGTATATCACTTGGAGCGGACGGCAAAGAGCATTTCGACAGTAGTAAAAATCATACTCTTTCGCCCGACGTTGAACGAATGTTCCCCGATTATTCGATTTATCCGCAATTCGATTTTGCGGTCAGCATGACAAGCCGGGGCTGTCCCCGCGGATGTTCTTTCTGTCACGTCGCCGCAAAAGAGGGCAGATGTGCAACAAAGGTGGCTGACGTGTCGGATTTCTGGGGGGGGGCAGAAAGAGATCAAAGTCCTCGATCCCAATATCACAGCCTGTCAGGAAAAGCGCGACCTCATGCGTCAGTACAGGGAGACGGGCGCGTGGATAGATTTTACACAAGGTATTGATATCCGAATGACAAACGAGGACGATATCGACGACCTTAACAGCATGAAAATAAAGATGATCCATTTCGCGTGGGACGACCCGGACGATGATCTCACTGACAAGTTTAAATCGTTTTCGGAGCGTTTTCACATTAAGGACCATAGAAGAAAAACTGTTTATGTTCTGACAAACTTCAACAGCACCATTGAACAAGACCTGTATCGGATATATACGCTGCGCGACCTGGGTTACAGTCCTTACGTGATGGTTTACAACAAGCCGTCGGCGTCTAAGACGATACGCAATCTTCAGCGATGGTGCAACAGCAATGTTATATTCCGAAGCGTACCAGATTTTACAGACTATAAAAGAAAGGAGCAATTATGACCACAAAGGACAAAGTGCAGGCGATAGCCGCTATAATCGACCAGTTCAACGAGCAGCAGGGCGGCGGTCAGGCGGCGCTGGGTACGATCAGCGCGATATCCGCGATTGTGGATATACCGGAGGAGAACGACCGCGAAGCCGCGATAACCGCTCTTGACAAGGCGTTCGGTATCGGCGGCGAGGAGCAGAGGTCAGCAGCAAGCGCAGCGTTTGACAAGATGATGTTCGGAGATAACGCCGATGTTTAATAATGAAGAACTTGTGCCGCCGGGTGAGTATGAATGTATCGTCGGACCGCTCTGCGGTGGAGCGAAGCCGGAAGGCGACATTTACGTATGCGGTCACGTTCAGAAGAAGAACGATCTTTGCATGAACGCTGTAACCAAACAGCGGCAAATCACTTTTAATCTAACGGAGGTTGATTAAGATGGCGATAATTAATCAGGATATGTTTTTCTCCGACGGATCACATTTTAAACAACTTGAAGTCGGGGACGAGTATGACGAAGTTTACGACGATTATCCTATGATTATAACAACGGACGAGATCAAGGCCCTGCTTGACGGAAAAGTGCTTTATACGAAAATAAGCGATGAGTATGCCGTCCTTATAAAGCTGGAAGGTATCCGCTCCGAAAAGGAGTATCTTGTCCAGCTTGAGGCGAAGGACAGGGAAATAATCGACCTGAAAAGACGGATAAGCCAGTTGTTTGACAACTTTGCAGACGTCAACACAAAGCTGAAAAGCGCACTATTTGAGAATATGCTTTTAAGGCGGGAGCGGAACGAGAAGGCGAAAGAGGGCTGCGATGTTTAACAACGAAGAAGATTATCTTGACGATATCGCCGCTTTAAACCGTCAGATACGGGCTTTAAAAGCGGAAAACGAATATCTCGCAAAGGCGTTGAAACACGCGAATAAGATCATACAGCAGCAACAGGAGGTGAAACGGCGTGGCGAAGCAGAAGAAACAGCAGCAGGGGCCGATCCCGAAAACGGTAAACGGATTTGTGGACGCGATGATGCAGGCGCAGACGTGCGCTCCGGTCCTGTGGGATGAGTTTCTGGAAGTCCCGGTCGTATTGCAGGACGGCAAAGCCGAGCCGGTAAACGACGCATACCGCGCGGAGATCAAGGCTGAGCTGGAAACGAAGTTCGGATTATACAGCGTCAGCAAGTTCGACGACGCTTTCCGGATATTCTGCGCGGAGCCGTCGCGCCGGTATCATCCGATACAGCAGCGCATAGAGGGCATACAGTGGGACGGTAAATCCCATATAAACGAGTCTTTTGTCAGAATCTTACAGGTCAATCCGTCGCCTTACGCGGTGGAAGCGGCGCGTCTGTTCTTTGCGGGCGGGATACAGCGTCTTTACGAGCCGGGGTGCAAATGCGATTACGTCGTGACGCTGATCGGCACAAAGCAGGGCGAGGGCAAGTCAACGTTTCTGCGGTGGGCAGCTCTGGAGGACGACTGGTACGGCGAGTTAAAGACGTTCGATTATCAGAAGGGCGCGGAGGCGTTAAACGGCAAGTGGATCGTGGAGATCCCGGAGCTGGCGGCGCTGCGCAAGTCCGAGGTCGAGGAGGTCAAGGCTTTTATCAGTCAGCAGCGGGACCATTACCGGCGCCCGTATGACCGGACGATCAGCGACATAAAGCGCAAGTGCGTCATGGCTGGGACGACGAACGCTTTACAGTTTCTTTCAGACCCGACCGGCAACCGGCGTTTTATCCCGATAGAGGTACATTCCGACGGCGACGATCTGTATTCCCGCGAAGCGGAGATCAGGGCGGAGCTGGAGCAGTGCTGGGCGGAGGCGTACCACAAGCGCGAAACGCCGTATATGCGCTGCACGCCGGACGCAAAGCTGTTAAAGCGCATTCAGCAGGAGCAGGAGGCCGCCACAATAGACGATCCGTTCCTGTCGCTGATACAGTCATATCTTGACGGCAAAAGCGAAACGTGCGTACTGGAGATATATTACGACGCATACGGACACTCATCTTTCGACCGGCCCTCAAAGGCCGACCGCAACGATATCGGGCTGCTGCTGCAAAAGGCAGGCTGGCGCCGGTCCCCGCTGTTAATACAGTACACAAAGCCCTCCCCATCCCGTCAGCATAAATGGGTTCCGGCGGACGCCGTGGATTAGTCAAATTGCACAAAGAGGGGTAGTTGTGTACACTTGTGTACACTTGTGTACACCTTGTGTACAGGGGTTGTGTACACTTATGGACTCTTAAATCCCTATTGGTTAAGCGGTCTTTGTCTATTTTGACGAATAAGTGTACACAACTTTTTTATAAAAAAAACTTTTAAAAAATAAAAAAGTAAAAAAAATATTAAATATAAGAGAAAGTTGTGTACACTTGTGTGTCCCAAAAATTGACAAATGCCGTAACGATTAGGGTTTGACGGGTTTTTCAGGTGTACACAACTGTACACAACTCTTGGACTTGTGTACACTTGTGTACACTTAAAAGGGTATTTTTAACGCTAAAAAAGGGGTGTTTTTATGCCGAAAACAAAGGCAATTGATAACATTGATTTCGCTTTCGTCTGCGCCCGCTACGATCTTGACGCGCTCCCGGACGCAGCTCTCGCGTTTCCCGATATGGGCGATAAAAAGGGGATTGCGTTCTGGGACGCGCTCGCGGCACAAAGCGAACAGCTTATTAATTCTTTCCCGGATTTGACGGATTACATCTGCGCTATGTATTCTTCTGTCTGGGATTTATGGACTCTCAGGAGGGGTTATTAATGGATCAGGAAGAATTTCAGCAGGTAAGTCAGGAAATAGTAAAAAAGAAGCGCGGTTCAAAATCCGCGTCAATAGCAGCTACAACAACAGCTAAGGCCGACGAGATATCGCAGGTCGTCAAAGAGTCATTCCAATACTTCAAGCGCCCTATCGTCAAGTCTGACGAGGAATGCGCACAAAGGCTCAATGAATACTTCGCGCAATGTACGAGAGACGGACAGATACCCACGGTTGAAGATATGTGTCTTGCTCTGGGAACCATCAGAACGACCGTCTATGCGTGGGAACAGGGTCAGCATTGCAGCGCGGACCGCCGGGATATGATAAAGAAGGCAAAAGAGATACTTGCCGGAATCGACGCTAAACTTGTGGCAATGGGTAAGATACCGCAGATAACTTACATATTCCGCGCTAAAAACTACTTTGGTTTGTCAGACAAGCAGGAAGTCGTTGTAACGCCACAAAGTCCCCTGGGCGACGCGACGGACACAAAGGCGCTTGAGGCTCAATATGTTGACAGCGTTGTGACCGATCCGGACGATTGACGCGCAAAGGGATAATATTTGCGGAGCTGTTGATTTGTTTTTTTCTCGCGCCGCAAAACATCCCCGGAAATATTACCCGCTGCCGGTGATCTGCCGTCGGCGGGTTGTTTGCTTTGTCTGTTTCCGGTCTTGTCATATGCCGTTAAATTATCCCCGTATGATTAAAAATACGGGGCTTTTATTGTTTGGTAGTATGTTTATATTGTTTTGTCTATCGTGCAAATATGACGATTTTTAAGGGGTATTTTGACGGGGTATTAAAAATCCCCGCGTCAGGCGGGGTGAAATAGACTAAACTTTTTCTTTTTTTGCGGGGTCTGCTGTTGTTTCCAATGGTTTAAAAGTCTGTTGATCTCTGCTTGATCCGTGTACGGTATTTCCATTAATGCCGGTTGCATTGTTTCCGGTGTCAGGTAGTAACCATATCCATACCGGGGTAACAATTCCGCGCCTTTGACGTTGATTATATTCCGTGAGTCCTGCGCCGTCGGGCATCGTAACGCGATCCGGGCGTCTATGTTCACTTTAATTTGCCCTGTAATTATATCCCGCGTCGGGCGTTGCGTTGCAAGTATCAAGTGTATTCCGGCGGCGCGGCCTAATTGAGCGATCCGGCATAATAACGGCATTGTTTCGCGTTTCTGCGTCGTCATCAGGTCCGCGAACTCGTCCACAAAGATATAAACATGGGCGCCGGTGTATTGCTTTATCCGCTTTTGCTGCATGATCTTATAGCGGCTCTCCATCAGGCCGACGGCATAACGCAGCGCCGCGGCAATGTCGGCGGGTTCGCTTGCGTAGCGGATTGTATGCGGCATCCCGGCATATTCTATTAATTCAACGCGTTTCGGATCAATCAGGATAAATTGTTTTTGACATGGCGCGGAATATAAGGCCGCATAAATAACGCTGTTGATTAATACGCTTTTGCCCGATCCCGTCGCGCCCGCAATTAATGTATGCGGCTGCTTTAATATATCGGCGGCAAGGCCGGAATACCTGCCGCCGGGAATAATGTATGTTGTTTCTTTCATATTTCTTCAACCAAAAAGGCCCACTCATAGCCGTTTTCGCGCTCGCTTTCAGTCAGGCCACAAAGACCGTCGCCATCTTCTCCACGGTTTGCGGCGTCTGTTTCCGCGGTCCACCACTCTACAAGGTTGTCAAAGTCTGCCTGATTTGACAATACTGCATAGTCGCCTTCAAGGGTTTCATGCTCGCGCGGAAAATTGGGTTCAAGATCGTCGAAACAATCCGGCCCGTATTGGGTCCCGTCCCACAAGATAAGTTTAACATCATAAGTCTTGCCGGTTTCTTTAATTGTGATACGCATTTTTTTCATCCTTTCAACTTGTTGTTATTTTGATTTTATCAGTACGGCCGCGCAAAGTCAAGCGGCTTTGTTTTCCGGTTTTGCGCCCGGCCTGATGCCTGTTTTACGTCGCCGGGCCGACGGGCTGTTAAATACTGTTAAACAGTTCTTCAAACATTTCGTCGATCTGTTCACATGTATCACTTGTTAAACACCATTTCGCGCTTTCAGTCCACCAATACAATTTTACGGCTTTTTCTGCTGTATCAACGTAGATGTTAGGGCCGCCGCAAGCAATCATGATTTCAACGCTTGTATATTCCTTGCAACCATCACAACGATATTCAATGTTGTAATAATCGTCAAAATAATCCCATACAGAAAGCTGTTCAAGTTCTGCGCCGCATTCCGGGCAAATTTCGTTAAAGTCATTAATATCGGCGTCATTGTCTATCGTGACTATTTCACCGCAATCAGGGCAACGAAAAACACGCCCGTTTGCGTATGCCTCAATTGTATCCGCTATAACTTTACAATGACGGGTATTTTCGTCAAGACCCTTGTAGATCTCTTCACGGGCTTTTTTTACTTCATCGTCAAAGCTTGCGGGCTTGTTATAAGCGGTTGCGGCCGGGTTGCTGTTTTCAGTGTTTACGGTTGTAGCAGTGTTGTTAATTGTTGTTGTGTTTTCCATTTTCTTTTACCTCTCTTTTTAATTGTTGTTGTGTTGTTGCGGGCTTTTCCCGGCCCGCGGCGGGTTGAATTGTTTTCTTGACAAGATGAAAAGTTTATATTTCAAGTTGTCTTGAACATGATAAAAAGCGCTGTTTTTATCGCTTGCAAGGGTATATTATCACACTTGAATTAACTTGTCAATAGTAAAGTAAAACTTTTTTCAAGATTTTATACAAATACTACACTTGTCTATTATCCCATTGACGGCGCCCGGCGCGGGCCTGTAACACCTTTACAAGCTTTTTTTTTTCGGCGATCTTGCGCGCCGTTGTTGTTCTGCGTGCATACCGGCGCCGCGCCCGGCGTGGATCGGCGCGGGTATTGGTATCACGGACGCCCGGATCGGCGGCGGCCGTCAACCGGCCCCAGGGGGTACCAGGCGCAGCAGGGCAACGGGCGGGTAGCCCCCTTCACCACACGCGAAAAATAAAAAGACCCTTATTTGAAAAAACATCTTGACATTTGTATTTACTTGTGATAAGATAAATTCAACAAAAGCAAGGAGACAACGAAGATGAAGGAATTTAAGAACGCCGTGGGGTATATCCGAGTGTCGACGGAACAGCAAGCACAGGACGATAAGTTTGGTATTGATGTACAGAAACAGGCGATTTTGCTGTATGCGAACGAGAACGGGTACAACATTGTTGACTGGAAGATAGACGAAGCAAGTGGCGCATCGGAAGAACGGCCGGCACTTAATCAGATACTGTACGGGGATACCGTGACAAACCCGCCGTTTGAAGCTGTCATAGTGTTCAAGAATGACAGACTTGCGAGAAAGATGAAACTGTATTTTTACTATCTGTACACGCTTGAAAAGAAGAATATCAAGCTGCTGAGTACGGTAGAAGAATTTGATGAAGGCGACGATATGGCAAATATTTATCGAGCGCTGTTACAGTTTGTCGCGGAACAGGAGCGAAAGAACATTGCGCTCCGGACGGGGAAGGGACGCAGCATAAAGGCGCAATGCGGCGGGTATTCCGGGGGTCGTTGTCCCTATGGGTATAAAGTTGAGAACGGCAGGCTGATAATAAATGAAGCAGAACGTCCGATAGTAGAGTATATTTTCGCGGAGAAGGCGAAGGGTACGCCTATGATGACGATTGCGGACAATTTAACCGATATGGGGTACAGGACGCGAAAGGGGACGAAGTTTCAGGCGAAAACGGTCAGCAGCATTTTACAGAACAAACCGCTTTATGAGGGGATGTATAAATACGGCGATATGAACTGGGTCAAAGGCGTTCACGAGCCGATATTGAAAGAGGGGTGATTTAGAATGAAATTCCGCATTGAGCGAGCGAGCGACAAAACGCCGCCGTGTGAGGGCGCGGTACTGAACGAGTACAGAGCGGATGAGTATTATTTTCCGAGCAGAACGCTGTCAAGACGGGAATCGTATTACGAGATCGAGGTTGACAGTCTTGAGCAGCTGCTTGAGATTGCGGGTGCAGAGGAAAACGGGATAATTGTTGATTGGTGTAAAACGCTGCGAAAGAAAGAGCCGAGGATCATCATCTACGACGAATATATTGAGTAAGATAAACAAACCGTCCATAACAGGGTGGACGGGAGAAGCCGACAGGGGCTGCTTCTTAAAAGGGGTAGTCCCTGTTTTATGGTGAAAAATGACTGTTGAAGATGAAGAGCTTTACGACGATCTTTATTCGCTGAGTTGTCGATATTGTAAATATTGGAAGGTCAATGCCGACATGGACGGAGTAAGCTCCGCTTGTAAACGCATAGACCACAAGACGGTGAAGTTTGCGAAGCCGTGGTTTAAAAGCTACGACTGTGGAGATCAACACGGCATTTGCGGAGCGTTCGAGCCGGAACCGTTGCGGAGTCCCGTTATTGCGGAGCGGTGGTGCGGATTTGAGAAGTACATCGCCTTAAAAGCGGAAGCCGGAGATTTGAGATATCCGTTGCGTCCGGTGTGGTTTTGCATCAACAATGACTTCAGCACCCGCTATGGGGTTGACTATTGGGATTTTGTCAACGGCGAGATGATAAAGGATGGGTATCTGATGTGTAAAAAGAAGCAATATTACAGGATAAGCCGAAAGAGTCCGATTGGATACGAGCTGATGACGGAAGATATAGAGCCTGTCAGAATTGAAGGGGTGCGGAATGAATAAAGAGCTTGAGCGAAAAATTTTCGCAAAAATAAAAAGGACCCCTTCGGAGCCGCAGGCTTACGAGGACCTGTTCTCATATATCCGCAACATCGAGGGGGAGGATTTCGCCTGCTCTCACGAGCTTAACCGCAAGCTGCGGAAGATGGTCAGCGAGCAGATAAAAGCGCGGGTAAACACGGCGGAGTTCTTTGAGCTGTATAAGAAAACGCTGTTATTTGACGCTCCGTATGATTTTGACAGTTATCTGTTGTATCTTGAGATCGGGCGATTGCCGAAAGACCGGTTTTATCAGCCGCGCAGACGGATACTGAAGCAGGCGGTGGACGCTTTACAGGCTCTCGCGGACGACGAGCTGGACGAGCTGTTCATCTCGCAACCACCGAGAACGGGAAAGACCAGTCTTTTAATGTTCTTTGTAACGTGGCTTATCGGGAAGAACAGCGAAATGAGCAATTTGTATTCGGCGTTTTCCGACATAATCACAAAAGCGTTTTATAACGGTGTGCTGGAGATACTGAACGATCCTGTCACGTATAAATGGGCTGACGTGTTCTCGGAGGCGAAGGTGGTACAGACGAACGCTGCGGACGAGACGCTGAACATCGACCGCCGCAAGCGGTATCCCTCGCTTACCTGCCGGAGCTTGTACGGGACTTTGAACGGCGCTTGCGACTGCAACGGGTTTCTGATATCGGACGACCTGATCGGCGGCATCGAGGAAGCGCTGAATAAAGACCGTCTTATCGCGGCGTGGGGCAAGGTGGACAACAACTTGCTTACCAGGGCGAAAGAGAACGCGAAGATACTGTGGGTCGGTACGCGGTGGAGCATAATTGACCCGGCGGGTGTACGGATGGAGCTGTTGCAGAACGACGACCGGTTTAAGCGCAAGCGGTATAAGATAATCAATCTGCCCGCGCTGGACGATAAAGACAACAGCAATTTCGACTATGATTACGGCGTGGGGTTCAATACGGAGTATTATCACCAGCGCAGGGCGAGCTTTGAGCGCAACAACGACATGGCGAGCTGGACGGCGCAGTACATGGGGGAGCCGATAGAGCGCGACGGGGCGCTGTTCAGTCCGGGGGACTTCCGGTATTACAACGGCGTGCTGCCGGACGGGGAGCCGGACCGTATCTTTATGGCGGTGGACCCGGCGTTCGGCGGCGGGGACTACGTGGCCGCGCCGGTATGCTTCCAGTACGGGGACGATATCTACGTGCATGACGTGGTATACGACGACGGGGACAAAAAGACGACGCAGCCCATGCTGGCCAACGCAGTTGAGCGGTACGGCATACAGGCGGTGCAGGTAGAGGCTAACAAGTCCACGGAGTCCTATACGGAGGGCGTCGAGGAGCTGCTCAGGAATAAGGGGATACGGATCAACCTTACGAGCAAACCGGCGCCGCCGCAGAAGGCGAAAGACCAGCGCATATTTGACAAAGCGCCGGACATACGGGAGATGATGATCTTCCGCGAGGACGGGAAGCGGAGCAAGCCGTACAGCCTGTTCATGCAGAACGTATATTCTTTCAAGGCGTTCGCAAAGAACAAGCACGACGACGCGCCGGACTCTCTGGCGATGGCCATCTCCATGCTGCGGGGTGAGAACCGGAGAGCTGAAGTTTTTAAGCGATTTTTTTAAAAAATTTACTCTCCAATGGTATATTTTGCGTGATAATGCTTGACAACCATAAGAGAATGTGCTATATGTAGTGTGTAGGAACATATCTGACATATCATTCCTTTCTTGGTTGTTGTTTTCATCATTCTTAAATCGCAGAAGGGGGGCGCGTTTATGGAGCTGCACGGCAGGCGGGTGATATACACCGACGTGGATAACATCACCGAAGGCAACATCTTAGACGCGCTTTCTCATGCGATGGCAACGCACGTCAAGAACCGCGCGGAGATCGAGTATCTGTATAACTATTACAGAGGGAAACAGCCCATCCTGAACAGGACGAAAGAGGTCAGGGAGGATATCTGTAACCGGATCGTCGAGAACATTGCGAACGAGATAGTGTCGTTCAAGAGCGGATATCTGATGTATAAGCCCATACAGTACATCAATCGCGGCGTCCGGGACGAAGATACGGTGATGGACGCGATAAACGCGCTGAACAACTACGTTTTCGCGGAAGATAAAGTCACCAAAGACAAAGAGATCGCGGACTGGTTCCACATCTGCGGGACGGCGTACCGAATGATACTGCCGGATCCGACGGGTTACGAGGACGAGGCGCCGTTTGAGATATACACGTTGGACCCGCGCAACACGTTTGTTGTGTATCACAACGGGCTTGGGAACAAGCCGGTTATGGGTGTACGGTACATAACCAAAGAGAACGGCGAGACGGTTTATTCCGTCTACACGCGGAACCGTTACTTTGAGATCACGGCTGACGGGATCATCACAGCGGCCCCGCTGGGCCGGATAACAAAGTCGGAAGGACACATATACCGGGATATCCCGATAATCGAGTACCCGGCGAATACGGCAAGGCTGGGCGCGTTTGAGATCGTTATAACGCTCCTGGACGCTCTCAACGAAGCTCAGTCGAACCGTCTTGACGGCGTGGAGCAGTTCATACAGGCGTTACTGGTCCTGAAGGGCGTCGATATCGAGGCCGAGGACTATATGGCGCTGAAAGAGTACGGCGGTATCAAGCTCCCGGCAGACGGCGAGGCGTATTATCTGACGCAGGAGCTTAACCAGTCGCAGACGCAGACGCTTGTTGACGATATCTATCAGACGATACTTGTCATTTGCGGTATGCCGAACCGGAACGGCGGCTCAAGTACGAGCGATACCGGGGCGGCCGTCATAATGCGCGACGGCTGGAGTGACGCGGAAGCGCGCGCCCAGGACACCGAGGACATCTTCAAGGCGTCTGAGAAGCGTTTCCTGCGGCTGGCGATTGATATTGTCAACACTTACAGGGACCTTGACCTGAACCTGTCGGACATAGATATACACTTTACGCGCCGGAACTATGAGAACATCGAGTCTAAGGCGCAGGTGCTTACCACTATGCTGGCGAACGATAAGATACATCCGAAGCTGGCGTTTGAGCATTGCGGGATGTTCTGCGATTCCGATCTCGCCTATACCCAGAGCATGGAGTATTGGGAGAACCGGAGGAAAGAGGCGCTGAAGGAGCTTGACAAGGACGCCGACGACCGGACGAACGAGGAACGGGCGGAAGCCGAAGATACAGAAGATACAGAAGATGACGTATGATTATACCGATAAGGTCATAAAGTACATCAATGAGCAGCTTATAGAGCTGTTCGGCAAGCTCAGGAGCGTCGCGGCGTTCGACGAGCTTAACGTCTTACAGGCGGTAAACGACACTTACCGGCAGGCGGACGAGATGATCCGGGACGCATATCTGCGGCTGGCGCGGCACGTCTACAAGCAGGAGACGGGCAAGCCCGGCACCCGGCAGATAGATGAGGACTGGATAGATTTCATTCTTACGGCATACGATCCGGTCAGCAAGTACGTATATGACAACGAGTATGACCGTAAGCGGGCGCGGACGATAGAGGCGATAATCGCCAGCCCCACAAAGGCGCAGGAAGTTGACGCCGCAATGAGGGGCGTATCGTTTCAGGCCCGCGTATTCGCCGTCATAGTGACCGATAAGGCGCTTATACAGGCCCTTCAGGACGAAGGAATAAGAAAAGTGCAATGGGTAGCGGAGAAGGACGAAAAGACCTGTTCGGTCTGTCATAAACGGGACGGGAAGATATATATGCTGAGAAGCCTTCCGCCGAAACCGCATCCGAATTGCCGATGCTGGTACAGGGAGGTCAAAAGTGGAAGATAGGTATTTCACTCCTGAAACGATAGCGCAGATAGAACGCATCGTGAAACACGGCAACATTGCCGAGGTCAAAATAGAAAGACAGAACGTAGTGGTCGTTGAAATAGAACGGCGGGTAAGAAGCAAGACGGCTATAACAGGGTAGTCGGCAACAGTCAATAGGGACTGCAAACGGTAGTGTTTGCGGTCCTTTTAATTTTAGCAAAAACAGCTCAAGGCTTTTTTTGAATAACCGTCAGGGACGACGTAAAAACGCAAAGAGCAGACAAGCTTACCAAAAACAGAAAACAAAAGTGGAGTGACCCACTTCAAAAAAAACGCAGGAGGAAGATTTATGGCGAAGATCGACACGGGCAAAATCGACGGATATGCCGATATGACCCCGGAACAGAAGGTTGCGGCGCTTGAAGCGTTTACTTACGAGGACAACGCCGCAGAGCTTGAGCGGTACAAGAACGCCGTCTCAAAGGCGAACGGAGAGGCTGCCGATTGGAAAAAGAAGCACAACGCTCTGTTGACGGAAGAAGAACGCAAGAAACAGGAAAACGCGGAGGAGCTTGAGTCGCTGAAACAGCAGCTCGCGGCGCTTCAACAGGAGAAGGTCATTGCCGGAAACAAGGCGCAGTTGCTCGCGCTCGGCTATGAGGAGGCTCTCGCGGAAGATACCGCCAAAGCGATGGCTGAAGGGAACGCGGCAAAGGTATTCGCTGCGCAGAAGAAGTTTCTGGAATCGCACGACAAGGCTTACAAAGCGAAATTAATGGGCGAGACCTCTACGCCGCCCGCAGGGACCGTCGGCAAAGGTTCGGCGGACTACTCAAAACTGATAGAGGATGCTCAGAACAGAGGGGATTACGCGGCAGTCGCGTATTATACCCGTCTTGCAGAGCAGGATAAACAAACAGAGTAAAGGAGACTTTAGCAATGGGCGATGTATTAGCTACATCATTCGGAGTTCTGAATTACTCCGGTATGCTCTTTAACAAGGGCAACACCCGCACTCCGCTGTCTACCATGATCGGCGGCAGGGCGAAAAACACCAATCACGTTGAGTTCGTGACCGGTCAGAGCTACACGACCGGCGGCGGCTCTCAGCCCGCGATTTCTGAAACCGCGTCGCTGACCGCTCCGGACGCTACCGTCGTCACCCGCACTCAGCAGACCAACGTAACGCAGATATTCCAGGAGTCTGTGGGTATCTCTTACGGCAAGATGTCCAACATGGGTACGCTCTCCGGCGCGAATATCGCCAATCAGCAGGCGAACCCGATGAACGAGCTTGATTTCCAGGTCGCGGCGAAAATGCAGAAGATCGCCCGCGATATCGAGTATACATTCATCAACGGCGTCTACAACAAGGCGTCCTCCGACGCCACCATCAACAAGACCCGCGGCCTTGTAAACGCCATCACGACCAACGCTATTGACATGGACGGCAAGCCGCTCGGTCTGTGGGACGTCGCGGACGGCGTCAAAGCTATCTATGAGGGCAACGCTCCGACTACCGGCCTTGTACTGTGGTGCGACGCTGTGACCATGTTCCAGATCAACGCCGACGCGCAGCAGAACGGTCTTACCGTCGTTCCCGCTGCCCGCGAGGTCAACGGCATCGCGCTGTCGAGCGTTGTTACTCCCATCGGCGTTGTGTATCTGTATCTTGGCGAGTGCCTGCCTGCCGGAACCGCGCTTCTGCTTGACCTTGACGTCATCGCGCCGGTCAATCAGCCGACACCCGGCAAGGGCAACTTCTTCCTTGAGGAGCTTGCGAAAGTAGGCGCCGGGACGAAGTATCAGATCTTCGGTCAGCTCGGTCTTGACCACGGCCCGGAGTGGTATCACGCGAAATTCACCGATATCTCCACGAGCTTCACTAAGCCGGAAGGCAAGAAGGTCGTCGTCGTATCCGAAAACCCTTAACAGGTGCTACGGTTGAACCGGAAACCGATAGCACCGATTTCTGGGGGCTGACCGCAGGCGATTTACAGAGCGGCGTCTCCGTAACCGGTAATGCCATTACCGGCACGCTTAATTATCAAGGTGACACGACCAAAGCTCTTGTTCACGATTGGGGTGCGGGTTACTTCCTCGCAGTCAAGTTCGGGAGCTTTTCTGATGGTCTAACCTTTGAGGACGTGCAGGTAGGGCTTGACCCGTCCGAGGGCGCGGGTATGGTAACGCTTGACAGCGATTGCAACGGCGTATTCAAAATAACCGACAAGGATACGCAGGTCCTCAAGGTGGTACAGTCTGACGGCACTCACACGCTTACACAGACGTTTGACCTGTCAGGGCTGACGCTTGGGGTAAACGGCGGTGGTACTATTTCGCCGGAAAGCGTGACGTTCGATTTAAATCAGAGCGGAGCGAATCATAGAGATTTGGTGTTTACTGTAACCCCCGCTATCGTGGGAACTGAAATAGACAAATTCCAGTTCTTCAACGAGGATGAGCAACAGTGGCAGGACGTGCCGCAGAAAATTGATGACCTTGACGTTTGGTCTCTTGATGAGAGCAAACTGGTCCTTACGGTTTACGTGGTCGCGTTTATGGCGCATCCTGCCGGAACAGAGCTGACCGCTTCTGTTGTTCTGACAGATGGTACAGGAATCAATGTAACCGTCACAATTGAGGACACCACCTAATGAGCGTTATAGTCGATAAGAACAAGGCGGTGCAGAAGCCGCTTAAGAAAAAGCCTGTCAAACGGGCGAAGAAGTCCTGATAAAACGAAAGGAGGCGGCCGGAAATGACCACAGCCGACATGAAAGCGCGGCTTGCGCTGATGACGGGCGAATCCGACGACGAAGTTCTGTCCGCCTATCTGACTATCGCGGGGGACAGGATAATCGAGCGGGTTTATCCGTTTAACCACGGCGAATATCTTGACGTCCCCGCGAAGTATCTTTCAACGCAGCTTGAAGTCGCGGCGTATCTGCTCAACAAGAGGGGCGCGGAAGGCGAGACCGCTCACAACGAGAACGGCATAAACCGGTCTTATGAGAGCGCGAGCGTCCCCGCGTCCATGCTGAAGCACGTCGTGCCGTACTGTCAGCCCTTTTAGGGAGGTGCGGTATGAAAACGCTTGAGCGCAACAAACAGACGTTCTGGTACGCGAACTTTGACGAAAGCGAGAACGTACCCGGCGGCGACGGATATGAGAGCGGCGAACCCGTTATCTCTTATTCGGAGCCGCAGGAGTACCGCGCGAACGTGTCACCCGCCACGGGCAACAGCTCCGTTGAGCAGTTCGGCAACTCGATCCAGTACGATAAAGTCATCGTGACGGACGATACGGACTGCCCGATAGACGAGCATACCGTTCTGTGCATAGACAGAGAGCCGGAGACGGACGGGGACGGCAACCTGATTTACGATTACATTGTGAAAAAGGTCGCCCGCTCTCTGAACAGCGTTTCGATAGCTGTAAGCAAGGTCGAGGTGAGCTGACGTGCAGATCACGGTCACGGGCATTGACAGCGTTATCAGAAAGCTGAACGCGCTGCCGAAAACCATTGAGGAAAAAAACCGTATCTTCATGGAACGGCTCGCGCAGATCGGCATTGAGAGGGCTACGCTGAAGTTCAAAACGGCGACGTATGACGGCGAGAACGACGTCAAAGTTGACCCGACGCCGCATTGGGAAGGCGATAACACGCTGATAATACGGGCGTCGGGGAGCGCGATACTGTTCATTGAGTTCGGCACCGGCAAGCACTACGTCGAACACCCGCAGGGAGCGGAGAAGGGATACCTTCATGGCACCTACGGGCAGGGCAAGGGCGCTAATCTGAACGGATGGGGCTATTACGGCGAGATGGGGGCGAACCCCACACCCCCGGCAAGAGTCGTCCGTAAAGCCGCCGACGGCAGGACAGTCGTTCTGACACGAGGCAACCCGCCCGCGAGGGCGATGTATGACGCCGCGAAAGATATGCGGATGAAGATACGGGACATAGCGAGGGAGGTATACGGCGGTGATTGATATCGAAAACGAGGTATTCACGGCCGTTGCCACCGCGTTACGGTCAGAATATCAGGGCATAACAGTTGAAAGCATAACAACATACAGCCCTTCTAAATTCCCCTGCGTCTATATCGAGGAGACGGACAACTACGCTCTCACGACCACGAGAGACACCGCCAGCAACGAAAATCACGCCGTTGTTGTCTATGAAGTGAACGTCTACTCCAACAAGGCGAACGGGAAGAAAGGCGAGGGCAAGGCGATACTTGCGACGGTAGACGGTGTAATGAACGATCTGGGATTTACCCGCGTCGCAAGGACGCCGATAGACATTGACGACGCTACAAAATACCGCGTATTCGCGCGGTACAGCGCGATAGTATCAACCAACAAGACCATTTACAGGAGGTAATCTTAAATGGCTATTTCTACATACAAGGTTTATCTGATGAAGAAGGGTAGCGGCAGCTCTTATGAGAAGCTTGTCGATATAAAAGACTATCCTGACTTGGGGGGAGAACCGGAGATGCTGGATACGACGACGCTCTCCGACGGGGCGAGAACGTATATACCCGGCATACAGTCCCAGGAAGCGCTCACCTTTACGGCGAACTACACAAAATCCGACTACACCGCACTCAAGGCGCTTGAGGGTACGGAGTATGATTTCGCCGTATGGTTCGGCGCATCGGTATCCGGCAACACAGTCACACCGGACGGCTCTGAAGGCAAATTCGAGTTCAAGGGCAAGCTGGTCGTATTCGTGACCGGCGGCGGCGTGAACGAGGTCGTTGATATGACCATCAGCATAGCTCCGTCTACGGAGATAACCGTAGGTACGTAAGATGAAGAAAGGGCTTCTTTATGGCAAAGACGATAACAATTCAGTATGAAGGGACAGAGTATACGCTTGAGTATACCCGCAAGTCCATCGAGACGATGGAGCGTCAGGGCTTTGTGGTAAGCGATATCGAGGACAAGCCGATGTCCACGCTGCCGGTCCTGTTCGCGGGCGCGTTCCTCGCGCACCATCGTTTCGTCAAGAGGGACGTGATCGACGCTATCTTTTCAAAGATACCGAACAAGGGCGAGTTTATAGGCAAACTCGCGGAGATGTATAACGAGCCGCTTGAGGCTTTGATGGACGAGCCGGATCAGGAGTCCGAGGGAAACTTGAGCTGGGGCGCGAGCTGGTAGGTGGCTCGGCAGAACCCCGCGACGGGGGCGGGGTCTTACGCAGCCCTGCCCCTGTTAATTATACCCAGCAATTTTACGAACACCTGCCATTTTATATGTCTATCGGCATGACGTTTGAGCAGTACTGGAACGACGACTGCCGGTTGACAGAATATTACCGCAAGGCATACGAAATACAGAAACAACGGCGCAATCAGGAGTTATGGCTGCAAGGCGCGTATATCTATGAGGCTATATGCGATCTTGTGCCGGTCCTTCATGCGTTCGCAAAGAAGGGCGCGAAACCAACGCCATACCCGCAGGAGCCGTATGCGCTGTCCGCGAAGGAAGCGCGGGAACGAAAACAGGCGGAGGAAAAACGCAAATTTGAAAAACTGCGGCGTGAGATGATTGCCCGTATGAACGCTATAAACAAAAGCAAGACAGCGAAACAGGAGGTGACGCAGGATGGCTGATGAGCGCAATAACGTTGAGACATTGGAAATAAAGGTCGTCAGCAATACCAAAGACGCGACCGACGGTTTAGCGAAACTTGTTGGGACCTTAGACAAGCTGAAGAACGTTACAAAAGGAAATAACGGATTTGACGGGCTTCAGAAAAGTCTTGAGAGTATCAACGCTACGGCGTCGAAGCTTGAGTCCGGCGCCATACTGAAACTGAGATATCTCGCTCAGGGGCTTAAAGCTCTTGGCGAAGTTAAAATAAGCAAAACAATAGAGGAAAGACTGTTCAATATCGGCGCGGCGGTCGATCTGCTCAAAGATATTGACATGACAAAGCTTACGGAACTGACCGGCGGTTTGCAGACGTTCAGTTCCGTTGGCAATATTAAAATGCCGGTCGCCGGGAAAGCCTCCGTTCCCGGCACACCGGCGGCAACCGCTTCTTTGCCAGACATCTCGCAGACAGAGAGAGAGGTGCAGGCGGCGGCCGAGACGATAGAAAATAGCAAGTCAAAATTCGCGGAGTTCGCACAGGTTGCGAGAAGCGCGTTTGCGTCCGTCAAACCGGCGGCGAAGTCGCTGTTTTCCGCTATCGGGGGCTTTTTAAGCAAACACAGCGCCGGAATAAAAAAGTTCGGTTCCAGTATCGGACGTTTTCTTACCGCGCCGTTCCGCAAGGCGAAAGAGGAAGTAACAAAGTTCACAGGCGCGTTCGGACGGTTCTTCGCAATGTTCAAGAAGCGTGCGATGTACCGCATGATAAACGGCATTATCGCCGCGATAACCGACGGATTTAAAACAGGCACAGATAATCTGTACCAGTACAGCAAGGCGATAAACGGCCCGTTTGCGGACTCTATGGACAGGATCGCAACTGCGCTGTTGTACTTCAAGAACAGTATCGGCGCGGCCGTAGGCCCGCTTATCAATATGCTCGCTCCCGCTATCGAGTACGTCACGGATAAGGCGGTCGAGTTCTTAAATACCATCAATCAGTTGTTCGCGCGTTTGTCCGGGGCGAGTACGTGGACTAAGGCTATAAGATATCCGAAGGAATACGCCGAAGCAGCGGACGACGCGAAGAAGGCGAACGAGGAGCTTAAAAGAACGATCCTCGGGTTTGACGAGCTGAACGTCCTTCAGGACAACAAGACAAAAGACAGCAGCAAGAGCAAGACCGCCGACGACTACTCAAAGATGTTTGAGGAAGTCGCGCTTACTGCGGCAGATAATCCGTTCGCGGGCTTTTTTGAGCCGTTCAAAGCCGCCTGGGACAACGAGGGACAGAATACCATCAACTCCATCAAAAAGGCATTCGGGCAGGTTAAGGAGCTGATAAGCACTGTCGGACAGACGTTTGCCGAAGTGTGGAAGAACGGCACGGGACAGCAGACCGTTGAATCTCTGCTGCGGATATTCCAGAACCTTGTAAGCACCGTCGGCAATCTTGCGGAGTCTTTAAGCGACGCATGGAAGGAAGGCGACAACGGCCTTCGTATCGTACAGGGCTTGTGGGATATCTTCAACAGCATTCTTGGAACTATTGAGAGAATAACAAAGGCAACGTCGGATTGGGCGGCAGAGCTTGATTTGTCGCCGCTGCTTAACTCAATTGCAGGGCTTATAGAGGCACTGAGGCCGTTGATTGACACCATCGGCGGCGCCATTTCGGGTTTCTATACAAGCGTCCTGTTGCCTATATTGACGTGGGTGATAGAAACTGCGCTCCCGCACGTTATTAGCCTTGTTACTGCAGTTACAAATGCCGTAAATGCTCTTATTGCTCCACTCACAAGCGGCTTGTTGGATTTTTGGCAGAAGATACAGCCCATTGTTCAGTGGCTGGAAAATACTGCGATTGAAATAATCGACAAGGTCAAAGAACAAGTCCAAAAGATTACAGACGTCTTAATCGAAAAGGGACCCACAATTGCGGACACGTTCTCGCGGGTCGGGAGCGCGTTTGCCGCGATATGGCAGATAATCAGACCGATAGCCGACTTCCTGAAAAATGAAGTTTTGGCCCGTATTGATTTGATCGGAGATATTGTCAGCGGCGATATCGCCACTATGACCGACGTTCTTCACGGTTTTGTTATGTTCCTGCAAGGGGCATTTACCGGCGATTGGCAAACCGCATGGGATGGGGTCGAAGAAATATTCGGCGGTGTCTGGGACGGCAGCAAGAAGAAGCTGGATGCTTTTGTTGATTACAACGGGAAGAAACTCGACAATTTTCTTGGGTTGTTCGGAACTGATCTTGCGGAAGTTGAAAAAACATTTTCTGATACTTGGAGCAATGTCAAAGAGTCCGCGACTGACGCCTGGAACAGCATATCTGCAAAGGCGTCGGATTGCTGGAACGCCATCAAAACGTTTTTCGCTCCGGCGATTGATTGGTTTTCTAAACTGTTCGGCAGCGTAAAAAAGACTTTAAGCGATATCTTTCATAACATCGGCGTTATAGCAAGCGGATGTTGGGAAGTAATAAAAAAGGTCTTTTCGCCGGTCGCAAACTGGTTCAATACTAAAATCATTCAGCCGCTTTCAGCCGCTTTCACAAAAGTATGGAACTTCTTTAAAGACAAGGCTACCGAAGCGTGGGAAGGCGTTAAAAAGGTGTTCTCAAAGGTCGCCGATTTCTTCAGAGATACGTTTGAAAAGGCGTGGAGAGGCATTGTAAACGTGTTCTCGGTTGGCGGTGAGATATTCGTCAAGATAAAAGACGGTGTGCTGTCGGGCTTTAAGTGGGTCGTAAACAAGCTCATAGACGGTATCAACAGCGCCGTCGCGGTTCCGTTCAATGGCATAAACGCCGTATTGAGATGGCTCCGCGATATAACTATTGTCGGAATACAGCCGTTCACTGGAATAAGAGAGATAAACATTCCGCAGATTCCGTATCTCGCTCAAGGCGGCATGGTGAACGCCGGAACAATGTTCGTCGCGGGTGAGGCCGGAGCGGAAGTCGTCGCCCAGATGGGTAGTCGTACCGGTGTCATGAACACCGACGAAATGCGCGAGAGCGTAGAGCAGGGGCTTATCGGAGCGTCAAACGCTCTGGGCGCTGCGGTCGCGTCCGCGCTTATCAGGGCGAACAATCAGGGCGTCGGCTCTCCGGTCGTGGAAGTCACGATCACAGCGGACAGCGAGACGCTCTACAAGGCGGTCCGCAAGGGCGAGCAGTACTACAACAACCGTTATCACGTTGTCGCGGGGGTGTAAACGATGGTATACGACTATCTGAAAATCGGTGATACAAAGTTTTACCCCGCCAGCGTGACCTGGGGCGAGCAGGACGTGTCCGCGCCCGAAGCGGGCAGAACGCTTGACGCCGTTATGCACAAAATGCTTGTCGCCCGCAAGGTCAAGCTTACGGTATCGTGGCAGAACGTTGACGAGTACGAGGCGAAAAAGATACTTAACGCCGTCCGGCAGGAGACGTTCAACGTCACGTATCACGACCCGCTGACAATGAAGATGACGACCAAAACCATGTACGTGGGCGACAGGTCGGCGGCGGTGTATACGTGGTGTGACGATATCGGCACGATCTACTCGAACATCAACTATGACTTGATAGAGGTGTAGTTATGATTAACGCATCGCGTGAGTTCATTGAAGCCGTCAACAGCGACCGGTCCGATTACCGGGTGTCACTCCGGCTGACTACCACTACGTTGGGCTTTGAACACGTTTTCGATATTACAAACGAAGATATATGGGACGGTACGTTTAAAATAGAGGACGCCACGGCTCCGGGCGAGGATTTTGTCATAGGGGCCTTTGTTTCGACAAAGCTGACCTTTTCTCTGTATAACAAGGACAACGAGAGCGGTCCCGGCAGAACATATGACAGGTATGACTTTAACGACGCTGTAATAGATAATGTCCGTCTGAGTTTTCCCGGTATGGAGACCGGTATTAATCTGGGAAAGTTCTACGTTGACAACGCGGCTTACGACGGGACGCTCATAACATTGACCTGTACCGACGGGGCGCGGTTTTTTAACAAACCGTATTCCGACAGTTTTTCATACGTCCCGACCGATTCCAACAGGGCGACGCTTTGGGACATAGCGAGGGGAGCGGTCGCGGAATGTCTCGGCAGCGTTTCTTACTTTATGCCGGACCACTTTCCGAATTGGGACTATACGCCCGACGCCTTTTCGCCGGACAGTCTGACGTATGCCGACGTTATCGCAATGTGCGCCCAACTTGCGGGATGTTTTGCGAAGCTCGATACAGGCGGTGTACTGCGCTTCGCGTGGTATCCGAATCGTCCGAACGACCCTGTAAGCGACAGATATGATCCGGTGTATGCCGAACAGCACGGATACCACGTTTTAAAGTCGCTCAAGGCTGCGAGTATCGCAAAAGAGGACTGCTATATCACGAAAGTTCGCGTAACAGAGGAGTTTGCGGAAAGCGAGTCCGCAAAGCGCGATACACAAAGCTATCCTGCGGACGGCAGCGACGATTATGTTATGGCCGTTGAGGGCAACCGTCTTATAGGCGCCGGTAAAGCCGCCGAAGCAGCGGAAATGATCGGCTCCTGCATGATAGACACAAGCGGCGACATCACCGTTTACAAGACATTCCGGCCTTTGAGCGTTACGGCGCTGTCCAATCCTCTTATCGAGTCCGGCGATTTTGCATATGTTATCACGCGCGGTGGATATACCTATCCGACGTTCATTACGTCAAGATCGTTCTCTCTCGGTAACGGTGTTTCGATAACGTGCGCCGGTAAAGCGCTGCCTGTCAACAATCAGACATCTTATTCCGCGACGGCAAAGATCATCGAGCGCACGCAGAAAGAGATGGACAAGATGGAAACGGAAGCGGCGGCGGCAAGAGCTTTGCTTCAGGACCGGATGTTCACCGATATAGGCTTTTACAAGACGGAGGAAGCGGCTGTCGGCGGCGGGACCATCGTTTATTACCACGATAAGGAAACGCTCGCGGCTTCAACTTATATATGGAAGTTCGACTCGGACAGCGTTGTCTGTTCCGACCACGGGCTTCCCGGTCCGGGGGAGGACTGGCCCGGCGTATTGGACGCGGGCGGTAATGCTATGCTGAACTATCTTGCAGTTGACAAGCTGGAAGCGAACTGGATAAAAACAGGCACTCTTGACGTTGACCTGCTTACCGTTGCCGGACGGCTCAAGGACAATACCACACCGTCCAACAACTTCTGGAACCTGAATACCGGCGGCTTTCAGTTCAAGAGCCAGAAAACGCTGTTAAACAACGACGGTCTTGTACTGTATTACATCGGCACCGGACAGCCGCACACAGAGTTTACGAGCGTTGTTGACAGCGGCTCTCTTACAGGAAAACTTGCGTTTTACGGGGAACCCTCGTTGAACAATGGAGTATGGAGTCGCGGTGCAAAGCTGGTTGAAATAGACCCGGACGGTTGGAAATCGTATGTGCTTGATGGCACCAACTCGTTCAAATTTTTTGAGATCAGCGACGGAAAATTGAAATTCTTTGGCTTTTCGTTTTCGAGCGCAGATTCAATACAAATTGCCGAACTTGTCCCTCAAAGACGCGCTTATACTCAGTCGTATTTGACGTCTTTGAAAAGCACTGTCAGTAATGGCTATATCCAGTTATGCAACGACGACGATACAGCTTATGTTCGCGTCGGCAGCGGCGGTACAACCGTTCATGGAACCGCAACGTTTGATGACGACTGCAACATTGGTAGTCGTGCTACATTACATAACTACCTTGACAACAACAATGTTTCGCATTTCCGCATTGATACAAAATCATCGGGATCTTCGGCCGGAGTCTTTGACGCTTATTACGGCGGCGTAACGACGGTAGGCGGCACAGGCGTAAATCTCAATTCCAACGGCAGCGGTATAACGCTGAACGGCAATACAAGTGTGACCGGAACGCTGGGAACGTCCGGTAAAGCTACGCTCAACTCCCTTGAAGTGACCGGGGCGTCAACCCTTGTTGGAACGTCAACTCTTACCGGAGCAGCGACATTCAACGGCGGGGCGACGTTCAATAACAGCACAACGACTTTCAACAGCTCGATAACCGCAGGAGCGGCAACATTCGGAGGCGTGGCAACGTTCAACAACGGCGCGACCTTCAATACCTACGGGGCGACCTTTAACGGGGGAATATTAGCAGACGCTTTCAAGGGCATAACCAACCGCGCAAATTATCTTGATTTGGGTCCCACGGTTACACAACTTGGTGGAAGTACCGTTAATGTTGTCGGCACCAACGTAGTTTTACAAGGCGGCAGCGGCGCAACTGATTATGTGCAAATCTCGGCGGCAAATGCGGGCATTTGGGCAAACAGCGGGGAGTTGTTGCTAAACGGCGGCGGTGGCGTCCAAATAAACGGGAGCGGCAATCGAATTAATATTTATTCCGACGGCACGCATGGTCTTGATCTGAACGACAGTAACGGACATAACGCGATGTACGGTCAGCTCAATATGGGTGGCAACATAGATATGGCGGGTCTTTATAACGTTGTAAACACTTCCGACGCCCGCTTAAAGACCAACATCCGCGACAGTTCCGTTAATGCGTTGAAAGCTCTTACAGGCGTGGATATGAAGTCCTTCGACTGGCTCGCAAACGGCGAACACGTTTCGCTGGGAATTATCGCGCAGCAGCTTCAGAAACTCGCGCCGGAGCTTGTGTGCGAGGACGATCATTCCGGCAAATTGTCAATCAAGGAATATCCGCTGATTATGTACTGCGTCCGCGCGATACAGCAGATCGCGGAAAAGCTGGGCTGCGATATCAAACACGAAAAATGGAGCGACCCGTACACGCTTGAGGATAAACAGAACTTCATCAAACTGACAGGAGGGGAAATATGAACGACGAGGACAAGAACAGCGTTCCGCTTATAATCCGTATGGAAACGGCAAAGACGGAGCTGATAAACGCCGTCAATGACGTCGCTGCAAAGAGCGGGCTTCCGGCGTTTCTGCTGCTTCCGCTTTTTGAGGGGCTTGTCGCTGATCTGAAAGTTCAGAAAGCGAACGAGCTGATAAACACTCTTACGGCTCAGAATACGCCGAAAACCGAAGGAGGGGAGGGCTGTTAATGGCAACAGTAACGTTCTATTGCGATCTTGAATTTACGACGCAATCAAAGAAAAGACGCGGACCGACGCTGACCATCAGCCAGTATGCTGAGGACTTCGATATCATATTCCGTTTGCAGGCCGATGAGGAAACGTCGCTTGACGTGGTGCCGACAAACAGCGCCGCGCTTCGCGGGACAAAGCCTGACGGTAACGGCTACGACGTGGCGATACCGACTTCGGACGTAGACACTTCCGGCACAGTCCCGACGGTCACGTTCCACAGCAAAGACAATCTCACGTGGGACCCGGACATATTAACACCGGGCGCCCGGCATTGTCAGCAGCTCACAGCCGCCGCCGGTTCTTCGCCGTTTGAGGTCGTCCTGTATGACGCGGCGGGCTACGAGATCGGCACAGCGAACTTCACGCTCAATATCGAGCGCGCTCCGCTGGACCTTGACACGCTGCCTTCCGACTCAAAGATACGCGAGCTGTACGAGATAGACGACCACATTGACGAGATCATCGACGCGGCGGACACAATTCTTAACGCGATAGACCCGACGCTGACCGTGCAGGGCGCGGCAGCGGAGGCGAAAACGACGGGGGAGAAGTTCAATGCGGCGTTGCACAAACTGCCCAATATCGAGGCGACAGGTCAGGATGCAGATTCGCTGGCAGATGATAATGGGTGGCGCATAATCACGGCGACAGTTGCTCATTTTCCGTTTGCCGTTGGGTTGCTTATATCTTTTACGCCGAGTGGACAGTCTAACATAAGGTATCAATTAGCCTATCCTTATAATCTGGCAGGCGGCGATAAGCCTAAGATGCGGCTGCGTAAGCCGAATACAGAATGGACCGATTGGTATGATTACTATAATGTTGACCTCTCCAAGACCTTACAGCAGCTTAATACCATTACCGCAACAGGACAAGACGCTGACCTGTTAGCGAACGAGGCAGGATGGCATATTATTGCTGATACTGCCAATGTTGCACATTTTCCGTTTTCCGCGGGTCTACTACTTTCTTATGTTTCCACAGGCTCTAACATCCGCTTCCAGTGTGCATATCCGTATGATTTGCCGGGTGGAGATAAGCCGCAAATTCGCCGAAGAAAACCAAACGGGGAATGGAGCGATTGGACGAATTATAATGCCAGTGACGCCTCAGATGCGACAATGCTTGTCGAGGGTAATTCTATCCTTGTTGGCTCTGTGTGGACAGTCCAGTACAATAGCTCGACCAATCAATGGACACCGCGCGTTTCTCACTTCCCGTCTGCTTGGGGTAATGCGCCGTATTCTGTTGTCGCAAAGATGTTGGGCGTGGATAAGAGCAAAGTCAACCGTAACGGGGCAGAAGTAATGCTCCACAGCTCGACGGGATTAATGTATGTACCCAACGCGCCATCAACTGGCGAACCCGAAAGCAAAGGCTCGTTTTTAAACATCATCCGTGGCGATGATGTAACGATGGGCGGGACTACTTATCATCTCGACAGTATTGACCTGTCAAACTATGATTATATTCTGACCCACTTATGGACGGGCGATATGACAGCTGGCACAACCGATAATCCCATAAGTGGCATTGGCAGCGTAAACAGTATCGCCGATGACGGAACGCTTGCGGGCGGTGTGCTTGCGTTGCTTGACTACATCAATGAGTCAAATCCCGCCTGTCGGCTTATTCTTGTCAGTGTGCCGCCTGTTAATACCAACGCGGACCGTAATGGTAATAACACCTTTAGTGGGATCTATCCCAATGGTAGCACCATTGCCGAGCTTGATGCATTAATGCACACGCTCGCAGAACGACATCACTTTGTCTACATTGACTGGCAGGACATGAACTTGTCATATCATTATCAGGACTTTACGGGCGGAAAAATAACCGCCGAAATGATTGCCGAACACGACACGGGACAGACCGTAGGCACAAAGCTTGATAATGTTCACGCAAACAACGAGGACACATATCGTCGCATGGGGATGTATCTCGCTGAACACGTATAAGGGGGGGTAGAACTATGGACTGGAAACGCAAGTTAACAAGCCGCAAGTTCTGGGCGGCGGTGGTCAGCTTTGTAACGATGTTGCTCATATTCCTCGGCAAGGACGCCGGAACGACGGAGCAGGTCGCCGCTCTGATAATGGCGGGGGCGTCGCTGATTGCTTATGTCATAGGCGAGGGACTGGCAGATAGCGGAGGTGGCAAATGAAACAGTACACAGACGCGCCGATTACCTTTACGGTCGAGGGTGTGGATATGACGCAGGTCACACAGCCGCACGTCACGTTCAGACAGGGCGACACCGTGGTAGACGTGACGGAGCTAAACATCCTTGACGCGGGCAACTTTGCTCTTACGCTGACGCAGGCGGAAACGTCGCGTTTTCGTGCGGGTGCGGTTATGATACAGCTCAACTTCTTCGGCACCAACGGCAAGCGGTGCGCGTCGGATATCGCCACGGTGGACGCGGAGCTTAACATACTGAAGCGGGTGATTACCGATGGCGATTAAACTGACAGTATCACAGCCCGCTCCCGTGTCGCTGTCTTACGTTGAAGCGGCTATTAAGCCGGAGGTCACGGGACACGTCACGCCGATCTATGAGGATCAGACGGTCTATCCGGCAGCGGGAACGACGTTCGGGAGGGTGGAAGTGGACGCTATTCCCGACCCGACCGACGTCAAGGAAATTGACTCCAACGGCGACCACGATGTACGCAGGTACGGTGTGGCGAGGGTGGATGTTCAGCCCACCTTGCAGAGCAAGACGGCAACACCGACCGAACAGGCACAGACCGTCCTGCCGGACACGGGCTACGACGGGCTTGAGAGCGTAAATATCGCACG